GAAGAACTGAGGTTCTGCTTGGTCTTTAATCTTTTCCCAGATTTTCTTACCATACTTGTACAAAAACACTTTGCCTTCATTCTCTGGATGAGCTGGGTCTTTGAGTACTAGAATATTTGAAATATAAGTAAGACGGCGTTTCTGTTTACGAGCAATTTCTTTATTTGCCTCGACACCAGAATTCCATAGTTCTGAGTTTAGTTCTGATACGGGATCAGTCTTACCGATAGTAGTGAGGGAGTTTTCAATATACCATTTACCGCCGGGTCCCTGAAAACCATGATTCCAAATTTGGACGAAGGGTAGATCCTCGCCAGATGGTGCGGGTAGGAATCGAATTACCGCATAACCATTTCCTGCTTTATCAACCTCTGGTTGCCAGAAGCGATTATCCTCTGATTTGCCTTGTGCAGGATTAGAGATCTTTTCAACCTCTTTCATCAAAGCATCAAAACCACCACGAGATTTGCGAAGTTCAGATAAAGATGTGAATGCCATTTTAATTACTCCTTATTAGCGACTGTATAAGCGTTGTATTAGCGTTTTTTAATTTTTGAATTACTGAATGCATAATCATAAAAGTCATCAAACGCATCATCTTCAGTTTGTGTTTTCCTAGATGATGCCATATTATATAATAGATTTCGGTGTTTGTCAATACGATGTTTACCTTTTTCTACTTTTTTGATTCTAACGTCTCGATCAAAATTATCACGATTAGTTTTACTCATTTTGAAAAACCTGTTCTCCTTTTACAAGCTATCTTCTTCTCTTTTGGATACAACAATGTATGGCCATTGAGAAATACGTTTAGTTAACTCTTGTTGATTTACTGCTAATTTTATTAAGTATCTTTGTGTTTCTTTTAACGATTCAGTTAATGCTGAAATTTGATCTTGTACTGCAGCAAGATCTTTTTCAATATTAATTATTTTCTGATTCGTTATGTCCAGAGATTCTTCTAAGTATTCTTCCATATTTTTCCAAATTTACTTTAAGAAATGGCTTGTATTTTTCTATTATTCTAGAGACATCTGGCCATAAAAATGTATCTGATATTTGGTCATCAAAAGTTTGTTTATAATTAAGCAAATAATCTAAAATCACTAGTGTTTCTATTGTGATTGTTTTTCTAAGATATGCTTTTATTATATATGGATGCTCACCCTTAGTGACTTTAAAAAGTATATCAAAAGTTAAACTATTATCTTCTAGTTCTTGAACTAAATTATTAAGATCATTCTCAAAAGTATACTGTAGGGATTCCATTCTTTTCTTCCACTGAAGATATCTATCTTTAGCTTCAGAATCAAATACTCCACCCCACCTATCACCTGACACGAAATTTGCGACTAAAAAATTAGCAACTTCTTCGTCAGAATAATTTTTAGCAATTTTATTAATTGCAAATAAATCTTTTCTTTTTAGAAAGGCATTTTTAGTAGCCCTTACTTTTCCTTTCTGCTTAATAACGTCATACTTATCTGTAGTAAAATGTAACTTCAATGCAAGATAAAATCTGTAAACCTCAAATGCGTCCATTATCATATAGGAAGTTTGCCTCGTTTTTTCAAAAAATTCTGTTCTTCCGCTTCAAGCTGAATTTTATCCTTTAAAGATTTATTAATTAATCCAGCAATATTTTCAATATCAATATCTATCTCCTCACAATAAGAAATAACCGCTTCCATATAACCAATCTTTGTATCCTGTACTTTCTTTTCTATATACAAGGAAAATTCATTTGGTGATCTAAACTTCTTAGTGATGATAAGACTATCTGTTATGGGATCCATCTTAATTCCTATTATATTATACTTATATGTATAAGTCTATACTATTTGAACAAAATCAATGACAACATTACCGCATGTACAATAAAACCAAAACCAATAGTGATAACCATTAACATATCTTTCAAAATTGCTGATCTTACAAAGAACATGGCAAGCCCACCCCAAATAAACAATACTAATTCGATTGGTGGAGTCTTATCAGATAAACCAGCCATTAATGCTATAAGTGTAGGAATAGTAGCTGCATGAACCAGTAACACTCCTACCCAAGAAATAGTCTCAGCAGTAGCTTGGGTTAGATTCGTTTTGCAGTAATTTATTACCTTTTGTAGATCAAAACGCGGGACATGAATTTTTTTGATTTGCATTTTAGTTACTTGTAAAAAATATGGTTACCGATAGTAGCAATCTTTTCTTTTCGCCATTTTGGATTTACATAATTAGCATGATAGTACAGTGCTTCTTGTAATCCTTCAAGTCTAAAGCCTTCAAGTAAAACTTTCTTTGCAACAGCATAACATTCATTGTAAGCATCCGGGTACATTAAGTTTTTCTTAGCTTGTGGATCACAATACCAACTAAATTGACAAACTACCTTTTCCATAAACACATTCTTTTGATAAACTACTTTACAAATGTCGCTTGGAAAAATACCTGATTCAGTTCTATTGATTGTTACTTGTGCTACTGCTACTTTACCTTCAAAGGATTCCTTGGCTGCTTCATAATAGATATTTCTGGCCAAACATTCAAGCTGTTTTTCTCTTTCAGCCATAGTGGCATACTTAGTAGGTGTTTTTAAATTTTTCAGATTATCTAACTTGTAATCTATAAATTTCATAAACAAATTACCTACAACCACAGCAGCAAGGCAAGTTAGAAAAATCTTAACTATTCGATCCATGAATATCTCCTTCTACGAGGGGAGTACCCCCTCTTTAGTCAGATTACTTCTTGGTAGATGGTTTTTCTACAGAGGTTTGGGATACAAATCCATTTAGAATTTGTGCTTTTTGAATAATCTCAGCTTCCGTTGGAAATGAGGGGAAACCTGGATGTTCCGGGGGAATTTGTCCAGCATGACGAGCGTTCTCTACTTTAACTGTCCAATCATTAGAAATAGATTCTCGTTTGCCGAAATAATCTTGTTCAAGCATGGTTTGAGCCATTTTTAATAACTCAAGCCTAATTTCAAAAGGTGACATATTACTCATTTACTTCTCCTTGTGTTTGTGTGTGAAAATGGTGGTTTATTAGGTTCCACCAAACCTTAATTTTAGTATGCGAAACGCAATCCTACACCATACGCATCTTCTTTAATGTTCTGATATGAACGACTAACACTTGCGCTTACGCTTGTTGCTTTAGTAAGGGGAATGCTTACTCCAGCAAAAGCAACTGTTTGCTTTGGATTATCACTGTCCCAATTAATACGAGTCTTAGCTCCAGCGAATCCCCAAGCCTTACCAAGTGGCATACCTGTAGATGCGCCTACTAGGCCATAAGTAAAGTCTCCGTTAACTTTACCATTAAATCCATTATCGTAACCCATACCTACAAAAGTATTTAAACCTTTGACAAGGTCTTTGCCTGCGGTTACTTCTACACTATTTAACATACCGCCTTTATCGAAAACTGCAGTACGAACTTGTAGACCTAAATTGAGACCCATCATATCTTTTCCAGCACGAAAATACTGAGCTGTACTTTTAGCACCGTTACCGTTGTCCTCAACTTTATCTACATCAAAACTAACGAAATTAGCAGCTTGCGCTGATCCAAATGCTGCAGTTAAAGATAAAGCTAGTAAAAGTTTTTTCATTAAAAATCTCCTGTGTGTTAGGCAGTTCTTGGGTAAGAAGGTGAACTGCCGAAACCCCCTCAGGTTTAAGCAGCTAGCTTAAGGTCCTGATAGAAATAGTCGTCGTTTGCGTCTATTTAGATTGCTAGGATTACGTCCTTCGCCTAACGAGTTGTCCACTTACTTACTATTTGCCCCGTCGAAACCTGTTCATCCCCATCAGAAGCAGTTCAGTTTGGATTCGAACCTTGTTCTAGTCTTGTCGATCTGCGCTTCCCACGGTGCTGACCGAACTGCTTTTGGTGGAGATGGGCGGAATCGAACCGCCGTCCGAAACATGTTTCTGCTTGCTTCATACAACTATAAGAATATATATTAACTGTTTAAGACTCTAGATACTGCAGTAATAACGGCAGCAATTCTTCCAATATCACGAAGTTGTTCTACTGTCATTCCTTCTTTTTTAAGGGTATCATAATGGGCTTTAACACAAAAATGGCATTTACCCACTATGCTTGCAGCCAAACTAAATGCCTCAAATCTTAGCTTAGTTGTTCCGCCGTGATTAGCAATAGCATTCATGCGAAGTGAAGCTGGCAATCCTTTTAAATTTTCATCACCAGTCATTTCAACATATGGGTACCATACATTATTCTGTGCCATGATACTGGCGGCAGTAAGTGCAGAATTATACTCTGCCCCACTATACAGCATTTCAGTTTGGATAAAAGAAACTAATTTTCCATTACCCGTAGAGAACGCTGCAGCAAGAGCACAACCCATCGCTACATCCCCAGGCAACGAACTACGATTTAAAACAGCATCAAGATTTAACTTGATGTCTTTTGCATAATCAGGAATTCCATCGTAAATTTGTTTTACCCAACTCATAAAGTTGCACCACCTACAGCACGATTACATGGGCAGAGTTCACCAGTTTGTAATGCATCAAGAATACGAAGTGTTTCTTCTGGATTACGACCAACATCTAAGTTATTAACTGTGACATGTTGAATAACATTATTAGGATCAACAATAAAGGTTGCCCTTAATGCTACACCATTTGCTCTATCAAGAACACCTAATTGAGCAGCAAGACCACCATCTACGTAACGACCATCTTCATATTCTTGTGGTTGCTTAAGTAAATCTGCAAACATCCATGAATTAGTTTTCTTTAGATCTTCGTGAGCATTACGCCAGGCTAGTTTACAGAATTCATTATCTGTACTACCCATTAACAATACCGCATCACGATCATTAAAATCGTTAACAAGTTTATCATATGCAACAATTTCTGTTGGACATACGAAAGTAAAATCTTTAGGATAAAACATAATAACTTTCCACTTACCAGGGAAGGATGTTTCCGTTAGGTCCTCAAAGGCACCTTCGGGTGTTAGAGCGCCGGGCTTAACACCAACGATATTGAACGAAAATAGTTTATCACCAACAGTTTTCATTTGTTTTTTCCTTTTAAGTTTGTAAGTTGCAAGGGGAGGATATCTTCGCATAAACATATTATAATATGAATAGTAATGGAAGTCAAATAACAGTTATCCGTTCGTATTCATTTCGATAGAGCAAAAGGTATTTAACCCAATTATCTCTTTTCTCAAAAAATACTTGCGGATAATCATTTTCAACAGATATAATTACTACTAGTCTTGAAATGGGAATACCTGTCATTTCCTCATACATTATAGCATATGCTGCACATTGCATAAAGTATGAATGGATGTGATCTTTTTCTTTACGTCTTGATGATGTCTTAAAATCTATTACTGATAATTTTCCTTTATACTCACCAATACAATCTACAGTGCCAGACATTCGCAGATGATTAGAAAACATTTGTTGTTCTTGACAATGAACATTATCAATATTTTCTAATATTGGTTGAATAGAAAGGAAATTTTTCAGATCAAATGGATTCTGTATATCACAATCTTCGTTGTTTATATATTTTTCAACTATATTATGTAATCGAGTACCTCTACCAGCAGCTGCTTTAGATATTCTATTAGCTTCAGCTTCGCCTACACGCTTTCGCCATTCAATAATACCTTCTCTATTATGTAAAGATAAAACAGTAGTCACCGAAGGATATTTGTTACCCTCCGGTGTTACATAATATCTAGTGCCATCTGGTCTTGTTACTCTTTCTAACTTTGGTATCTCTTTAGCAGTACCAACATGATTAAAATGTTTCAATTGTTATCCTTGCAATACCTCAATGGCATGGTTATAATGTTTCACTCTATCTTCAAGACCAATAAATCCACCATTGATTTTCTTAGTCATCATTCTTAAATCCTGCGCATCTGCTAATTCGTTTAATCTATTAGCAGTCCAGAACCAACATGCTGAATGTATTGCATAATATGGCTGAGTGAGAACATCTGGTTGTTGTAATAAGGTATCGTCTTCAAACATTGCCATACTGCAACGTTGATAATTAGATTTACCAGTAAGTTGAATTAAACCTCTACCTCTAAATTTATAACCTTCGCCGGATGTCTCAGGCCCATTACCCATTCTATTAGCATAAACTCTATTGGCGATTTTTTCAGGTTGTCTGTGATATTGCTGAGCCATTTCAGCAGTTGGAAAATACTTTGGAAATATTTTACGCAAACCATCAGCGGAATAATTTAAATTTTCTGATAAGGTAGTAAAACCACCTGATTCATGAGCACATTGAGCAATAAACGCTGCGACTCTTGCTATGTCATTAATTTCATACTGAGGTAATACGTCGACTAATGACTCATACCATTCTGATAGATTTTTAACGCGAGGTAAAAGATGATGTAATTGATCCTCAGTAAAATCGAAATCAAACGACATTATGTTTCTCCTTAAAATCTTTTATTGCTGCTTTAATTGCGTCTTCAGCAAGTATCGAACAGTGGATCTTAACGGGTGGGA